CCGAGGAATTGTAGTCTCACTAGTTGATCACTGTGTACGGAAAAAGAAGATCCAATGATATATTAGATCTGATAAAAGAAAAGAACTTCTTTAGATGTCAGTTGTTCAAGGAGATCTGAAAACTCACTATCACGTTCAAGCGTGTATTTCAAAGGACTCTTAGTCCTCTCCCAACTATTCACCATTCAAGATGTTGGGTTGTGTAAATTTGACTTACGTCGTATGTGGGTCAGTACTTCCGTCAAAATAGCATGCTAATGTTTCCAACACGTGATCATGTGTTCTTGGAGATTTAGCATATAAGTGAGCTGTTATCTTTTGAGACTCTATTTATGAAAGTCTTTGAACTCTAGGATATCTCAAGAGTATATTGTTTATACACTCAAGAGTTCTTGGTCCAGGTTTTGCGTAATCACTAACACAGATAACATTCACTGATGAATCAGGTTTAAATTCATATACATAGGAAATCTATATATTGGCTACAGTAGTTGAAGCTTAAAAACCTGAAAATAATATTGAAAATCCTTCAGTTATGGGTTGACTAATAACTTCAACTTAATATCCAAAATCATCCCAATTAGGAATTCTTGTCATTCTTATTGCTTCATCTTTTGCATTCTTGATTTAATATTAATTACCAAAAGTTGGGTATGCATTCTATGTCAAAGCGGGTTTAGTTCCTGAGCGATAAGAAGAATTTGGGCTATCACTAAAATACACCATCTATATAACACCTTAGGATTAATTATATGAAACAATGGGTACTACTTCTACTGCCAATGTTGAATTATTATATGTTTATATCGATGATGCCGTTGCTAAGAGAGGTCCATTTATAGCCGTTATTGAAGGACCTTATGTACCTGTTCCTACGTTAAAGGTTGAATCATTTTAAACTCCTATATAACAATCACCAATACCTGTTCCTCCAGATAAAGGCATGGATGGAATGATTAAAACGTTTGCATTTCCTGATGCATTAACTGCTATCTAGTATTAGTAAGTACCGACAGCTAATGCTACTGGGATTGAAGTGTCTGAGGGTCTTCTACATCTGAATTCTTCTGGTCTAAGCCAACTGCAAATATAATCAAGATTTACAGCCATATACGAATAATTGCCTATAGGATATTCTATTTGAGACCCTAGAACTCCCATGTTTGACGCCAATACTGCACGTTCTAATTTAGCTTCCTCTTTATTAATTTTTGTCTATTGCTCTGGCTCTTTATTCAACCACTTGCTAATTGTATCCATACCATAACTTGCTACATTACCCAAAATAGATGCACCTTTGTCACTAATCAATGATAATAATCCGTGTCCAACAGTTTTTGTAATATTGCCTAGATCTATATCATCAAGTATCATAAGTTTTAGAGCTACAAGTTTATCTCTCTCGTTTAATTTAAGGAAACCTGGCTCTTAAGTCTGTGCAGTCTTCTTTCCTAAATACTATTCTAATCTCACCACTTCCTATCTTTAATTCTTTGGGTTGTTATATCTGCGTGGAATTCTTTTATCGACAATACCTTTCATTTATCGTTTAATACCAGAATCCGGATTGTCGTAAAAACCTTTCAATGTTGCGTATTTATATGGTCTATTATTATTATACTCTTCTAATAACTTTTTCTCCGATTTTAATTGTGCCATTTCTTACATTAAATATTAGGTAAACATATCATTGCCTCCCATGTATCTACTGTTCTAATTATACTTCTTTTTGTTTTTTTACTGATTTGAATTACTATTCATTCAATTTTTAACAATTTTGTTTCCTGTAATATAAGCATCCATAGGAATTAGTCTCAACTTTTCTGTTTCATGATTATACTCTTATGGAATAGCAGGTTGGAACTATAATGGTAATTCTTTATGTCGGGCATGGCTTACCCTCATATTTTCTAGAAATTTAACTTAATTTTTATTTAATGGCAATCTATCTCCTCTTAATTCTAAATATTCTTGTTAAAATTTATTGCCTTCTACTTATGATGCAAGACACACTGTAACAGCTTAGTTATGTTCTTATTTGGACAAGATTTTACAGTCAGAATATTAAGAACTCAAAATAAATCTCAGTTATTATCTTGTCATATAAACTTAACCATTCCAGAACATACCTATTTTTGATAAAAATTCCATAAACTTATCTGAAGAATATTCTGCTCTCCCTAAAATTCCTAAACCATGCATAATTGGTAATTCTTGAGTCTAACCAAAATAAATATATTTATGCATTTCTCGCTGATACATAGGTAAATATTATTTATCTAGTAAACTTACAGCATCATCTCCTGCAGCATTAGCGTACAACTTGTATTATGTATCATTTAAAAATCTGTCAGCTACAAATTATTATATATTCAATTATCTTATTGTATTGCCCCATGTTGTTCTAGTTGGGTCTCCAGTAAATACTGTACCTATAATTTCTCCTGTCAACCAAGTTGTTCCTGGTCCCGAATCTTCTATTTTGAATTTTGCTGTCAAGTTCTTCATGGTCATAAGGATTACTTCTGTATGTGATTAACTTAATCCTAATTTAAAACATAAAGTGGGTACCAACCAATCAACATATTAAAAATCTACAGCGCGAATCAGTGCAGGTG